TCGTTTAAAAATGGTGAAGAGGTTGGAAAGTTTTTTAAGAATGGAACTATAAAGGCGGTAAATGCTGGATTAGGAACAGTCAAACCAGATGGTTCGGCTTGGGAAAGATTCTTACAAAAAGACTCAATACCAAAATCAGCATTAGTTTCAGATGCAAAAAACTTATCTACAAGAGTTAAAAAAGAGTTGGGTAAGGGTAAGAATATGATGTGGACTGGCCCAACAAATGATGGTTCTAAATTTGGAGCTGCTGATATTGCTGGTAACTTTAGTGGTTATGGTGATGTTGGTATATCATTAAAGGCTGGAGTTGGACAATTAAAGAATTTAACATTAGGTACTTTTACAAAAATATTAGGAATGCCTGAGTTAAAAGGTGCTGAATTTATAAAGAAATATAATAAAAACTTTAACTCAATGACCAAAGATTGGATGAAGTTAGTAGAGAAGTTATTTAATTCATTAACAAAAGATAAAGAAGCACAGAAGATATTTAAAAGACATTCAAAATCATCTTGGGATGCATATCAAAAAGAAATATTAAAAGAAGATGAATTGAATATATTATCAGAGGCAGTTGGATTTCCTAAACAAAAGTATTCTGCAAAAACAAAAAAGTTTAAATACTTCTGTAGAAAACTTCAAGAAAAACATCATCCACAATGGAAAGATTGGCAGGTAAAAAGAGGTAAACATTTCAACGATATATTTTCAGAATTGTTTTCTAAAGAAGAAAATAATATTAGAATGAACTTGAGTACTCTATTTAAAAGACAATTAAGTGTAGGAGATACAAGTTTATTTTATGCCGCTAAAGGTGGTAAAACATTTTGGTTTATACCAAGTGAGAAACTCTATGATAAACAAATGGGGCCAGATAAGTTTATTGCCGATTATGAACTACAAGAATCACAGGCTGGATACAAATTTTTATTAGATGTTGGTACACAAGAGATGGGTGGTATCGGTACTATTATTATTGAGATTAGATTTTCTACAGGACAAATGGATGGAGCACCATCAGTAAAATCAAGTTACAAATTAGTAACCAAAGATTGGTCTGGATTATTGGGGGCCTTTAGGAGATAACATGAGAACACAATTACTATGTACATTCACAAGGGTTCCAAAATTAAATGAAATAATAGATGTTATTGTATCATGCAATGATATTCTATTTGATAAGATATATGTTTTTAGTAACCAAAATGACCCAACACAATTAATGTGTACTTACAATGTTGAGTTTATGGATAACTTTGAAGAGAACATTGAGAACACTATATCGTTACACAGAAAGAAACAATCAAATACACTCTATACAATCAACGCATTGAATGAAGTTATCAGAGAAAAGAACGGTGGAGTTCTTGATAAATCATTTCAAGTAGATTGGTCAGAGTTTCAAAACACATTGATATTAACTGCTGAAAGTGGATTGAATATCATACCTACAAAAATACATCAAATTATCGATGTAAACGATTGGCAAAAGAAAATTTAAAAAAAAATTAACTTTTTGCAAAATAAATGCTATTTTGAGAATTTATATACATATATATTTATGTATCTAAAATGAGATACAAAGTTTTTTGAAAATTGAGAAATCGGAAAGTACTGAGAGTAATTAACTCGGTATGGGATTGGCTGAATAATGAGTATACTTCGGAAGCTCATAAGGCAATCACAGATTAGTTCGTGGTGAACCTACTTAGGTGTAAATCATTTCGGTAGTTGAGACATCAATAATCAGAAGTACTTGAAGAAAAAAACAGAAACGATTCTGTTGACCTTGTTGTGGGTAAGGGTAATACTGAAATCCCACTTAATGACTGAATAAACTAAACTCTGAGAGTTAAAGTAATGGCATAGAGGTTGTACTCGATTCAATGAGATTAACCATCTTGAGAATCACTTTCATAACTGAAAGATGTTAGGTACAAGGTATAAAAAATCAGAGCTTCAAGTTGTAAGTAATCGTTAACCTTACATCCCCTAAGATTTCCAATTAAAAATTTATAAAAAAAAGGTTCAACCGTATTTTTAGTTTCCACTATATTAAAACTTTAAAAAACAACCGAACCTTTTTTTTTTGCAAAAGGCAAGAAAAAATTGATTTTAATCAATCAAGGTTATATTTATTAATGTATCGATAAATGATACGAATGATAAATGAATAATAAAACTAAACAAATAGGAGAATGAATAATGGATTTAAATGCAATTAAAAAGCGACTTAATCAGTTACAAACCACAAACAATCGTACTTCCAGTCTTTGGAAACCACAACCAGGTAAAACACAAATTCGAATAGTACCTTATGCTTTCAATAAAGATAATCCTTTTATTGAATTATTCTTTCACTACAATCTGAACAATCGTTCATATCTTTCACCAATTTCTTTTGGTAGACCAGACCCAATTGAGGAGTTTGCTCAAAAACTAAAAGGAAGTGGTTCTAAGGAAGATTATCAATTAGCTCGTAAGTTAGAAGCTAAGATGAGAACTTTTGCACCAGTCATTGTAAGAGGAGAAGAAAAACAAGGTGTTAAATTTTGGGGATTTGGAAAGACAGTTTATCAAGAACTTCTTTCAATAATCGCTGACCCTGATTATGGTGATATCACAGATGCAGTAAATGGTCGTGATGTAGTTGTTGAGTTCTTATCAGCAGAAGAGACGGGAGCATCGTTTCCTACAACAAAAATCCGAGTAAAACCTAATCAAACACCGATTTCAGATGAACCTGAAACTCTTGAATTGGTTAAAACCCAACAAGATATTAAGGAAATCTATCAAGAGTTATCTTATGATGACCTTACAGATATTCTGAATGAGTGGTTGAATCCAAGTGATGATAACACAGATGGTGAAACTACTACTTCTAAAGAAGAAGTTTCTAAAACTGAACTATCAAATGCTAAAGTGAAGAGTAATACTTCAGATGCCTTTGATGAATTGTTTAATTCATAAATAATAACAATATATAGTGTGTGGCAACATACAAGAAAAGTAGAGATGGGTGTTATTGTATTCCCTAACTACACACTATTATTAACTTAAGGAGATTAGGATGGCATCAGTAAATGATGTATTGGCCTCAAATTTGGCCGATAGTTTAAATAAAAAATTCAAAGATAACAAGGTAGCATACTTTTTAGATGGTACTGATAACACACCTACTGATATAAAAGATTTTATATCCACAGGTAGTTCTATGTTAGATTTGGCTATATCAAATAAACCTGATGGTGGTATCGCCGTAGGTAGAATCACAGAAATCAACGGATTAGAATCAAGTGGTAAATCACTACTTGGGGCTCATATGTTGGCAGAAACTCAAAAGAAAGGTGGAATCGCAGTATATATAGATACTGAAACTTCAGTTTCTCAAGAGTTCATGGATGTGATTGGAATTGATATGAGTAAGATGTTATATCTACATTTAGAAACTGTAGAAGATATCTTTGAAGCGATTGAAGAAATCGTAACCAAAGTAAGAGAATCAGATAAAGATAGATTAGTTACTATATTAGTTGATTCACTTGCAGCCGCTACTACTAAAGTAGAGTTAGAAGCAGATTTTGATAAAGATGGTTGGGCAACAGCCAAGGCCATTATTATATCTAAAGCTATGAGAAAGATTACTCAGATGATTGGTAGACAGAAAATAGCCTTAGTATTTACAAATCAGTTAAGACAAAAATTAGGTGTAATGTTTGGAGACCCCTGGACTACAAGTGGTGGAAAGGCATTACCATTCCATGCTTCAACAAGAATTAGATTGAAGAACATGGGACAAATCAAAGATACGGCAAAGAATGTTCTTGGTATGAAGTGTAGAGCACAGATTGTTAAGAATAGATTAGGGCCACCTTTACGACATGCAGATTATGATATGTACTTTGATAGAGGTATAGATAATTATGGTGCATGGTTGACTGTGTTGAAAGAACACAAGTTAGTTAAATCAGGTGGTGCATGGTACACTCTTACAGACCAAGATGGTAAAGACCATAAGTTCCTATCGAAAGATTGGGAAGAGTTAATTACCAAAAATGATGAGTTGAGAGAGTATGTATACAAAATCATTTGTGATAAAGTTATATTGAAATACAAAGAGAAACTTGGTATTGATGATGTAGAATTCACAGATGAGGTTATCGGTGATTAATAAGAGACACTTATCGATACTCGAAGAGATTAAAAAATCTGGCGGTAAAGTAGATAGTGGTGAACCAAATGACTCGGTTTTACTTATTGACGGATTGAACACATTCATACGAGTGTTTTCAGCCATACCTACTACTAATGAGGATGGAATTCACATTGGTGGAATAGTAGGTTTTTTAAGGTCAATTGGTTACACAATCAACATGGTTAGACCTACACGAACTATCATAGTATTTGATGGTAAAGGTGGGTCTAACCGCCGAAGAAAACTTTTTCCTGAATATAAAGCAGGAAGAAAAATGTCAGTTAGATTGAATCGACACTTAGATGTTTCACTTACAAGAGAAGATGAACACAAGATGATGATTCGTCAATTGAATCGAGTAATAGAATACCTTGAATGTTTACCATTAACATTAATGAACATTGAAAATGTAGAAGCAGATGATGTTATTGGTTATGCAGCTAAGCATGTATTTAATGATAAGGTTACAATTATGTCAACCGATAAAGACTTTCTTCAGTTGGTGGATGATAGAATACAAGTTTATTCACCAACGAAAAAGTTGATGTATGATGAAGAAAGAATTGTGAATGAATA